GCGTGCCTGAGCTCGAGGATGGCGTTCCTGACGTAGGGGGCGGCGGTCTGGCCGACACCGAAGGCGAGGACGACAAGGACGACGGCCGACGTCGCGTCGTAGAGGGCGACCGTCCAGGGCACGAAGTAGTGGAGGTGGTAGGTGAAGAGACCGATCACGAAGGCACACGCCGCCACGACGTACAGGTTCGCCCATGCTTCCTCGATGTCGAGCTCGTTGTCTCGCTCGTCGAGGCGACGCTTCTGTTCCGTTTGGGTGGCGATCCGGACAGGATCGTCGGGCCGGCCATAGAATTGGCGAACATTCGAGGCTACAGCCGCGGCGGTCACGTGACACCTCCTAGGTCGAGTGCGGGCTGAATGGGTTTCGTGAGTCTCTGGACGATGAGGGGCAGATATTCCTCACCCTTCTCGACGAGGATGCACCGGAAGCCTTCGATGATGCATGCTTCTGCGGTGGTGCCTGTCCCGGCGAAGGGGTCTAGGACGGTCCCGTTTGGGGGCGTGACGAGTCGGACGAGCCAGCGCATGAGGTCGACGGGCTTGACGGTGGGGTGTGCGGTTCCTTCATCGCGTGGCCGCTCGCTCGTGGGGGCTTTGGCTTCGTAGCGGAACGTCGGGAAGAAACGAGACGCGCCACCACTGTCACCATTCACCTCGGGCATCGGAGCATCGTCCGCGCCCATATACCCCATGAGGCCGTAAGTGCCCGTCTGCTTGTCCAACTCGGCGGCTTGCGACTCGTCGAGGACCACATTCGGAGGCCAACGACCCGCCTTCGTCTCGCCCTCATACTCACGTCCAGCCTCCCACGGCAGATCCTCATCGTTCGTTGGCCGCCATGAGCCGCCTGTCTTTTCCAGCGTCGCTCCAGGCTTGAGCCTCTTGACCGTGTATGCCCTGGCCTCACTTCCTTCGGTGTGAATCCGTGTGGCGTCGATGTTGAGTGCCCCCGTGCCGTAGCGCAACACGTTCGCCGCGACCGTACCCGCCAAGGGTTTCCGTGCGACCACGATCGGCTCGAACGCGGGCTTCAGCGCCGTACCCCAACCCTTGTACGCTCGGCCCTTCTCACTTCCGGGCAGGTACTCCGAGAACGCACGGTTGACGGCTTCGGGGTCATCCATCCACGGGCGTTCCCAACCCTCGTTACCTTGACCTCGACGCGCCCTGCCCGTCGCAAGTTGCTCGGCGTGAGCAGCCGACTTCGGGCCACCGAAAGTCCCGGTCGCACCCTCGGCCTTGTCTATCGCCTTGGACACGTCCAGCGACTTCGGAAACCCCGTCCCATACAACCAGGCGATCGAGTCACGCATCTCGAAGCCCGCGTCCTCGATAGCGCACGCGAGCCGATGCCACGTCCTCGCGTGGCCGAACGCGAGCATGTGTCCACCCGGTTTGAGGACACGGAGACATTCGGCCCATGTTGCCGGATCGAACGCGATCCCCGTGGCGTCCCACTCTCGACCCATGAAGCCGCCAGTACTGATCCGCGACCGGCCAGCGGGTGAGTTGACGTTGAGTGACGCCACCCCGGTCCCGCCCTTCTTCCCCGAGGTCAGGTCATACGGCGGGTCTGTCACGACGGCATCCACGCTCGCGTCGGGCATGTCACGCATCACGTCGAGACAGTCACCATGGTAGAGGGTTACGGCTTCGTCCCGGTAGTGGGGTTCGCTCATAGGGGGCCCCCGAAGAGCCGGATGATTGAGACGATGCCGACAGTGACGACCATGATGGCCGTGACCGTAACCAGGGCGCCGATGCAGATGAGGCCGAGGAGGACTGCTTGCCTGCGGGTGTATCGCCAGGCTCGGATCATCGACCATGTGTCGGTGTCGAGGGCGTACAGCTCGTCGGTGAGGCTCACGTCTGTCCCTCCTCTAGTCCGGCGGCTAGACTGCCGGCCGCTACGCCAACACCGAAGGCGACGGACGCGCCCCAGAGGGCCCGTCTCGAGATGGTGCCCCTGTCGAGGCAGTAGCAGGCGACACCGACGAGGACCCCAGCGGCCAGGAACACGAGGGCGTACAGGACCACGAGGACGGTCTTCTTCCAGTCCATCACCCATCCGCCTCCTCGAGGGTCCCCTGGGTCTCCTCCTTGTCGAGGAGGCCCTTGAGTGCCTTGATGAGCTGGTCGGCTTGCTCCTTGTCGAGGTCCTTCGGGGCGAGCCCCTCGACGCCGAGGACGCTGGTCACGTAGTTCTGGCGGTCGTGGGGGTCGACCTTGTCGGTGACCTGGTCGAACAGGACAGCGATCTCGTAATGCTGGGCCGCCGTCGAAGGTGCCCCCTCCCCGGGGGACTGGGGGGGAGAATCCTCTCCGGGGAGGGGGACATCGGTGGGGGGGAGCTCCGGCTTCGTAGTCGGCCGGCGCGACGGTTCCTCGCCGAACACCTGCGCCTCGATCGACGGTGGTGCGCCATGCCGGTCCGCGGGGACGGGGTCGAGGAGCCTCGGCCCTTGGGAGGCTTGAGCTGCCAGCTGGCCAGGCGTGAGCTCCGAGTCCAGGACAGGGACCACGAAGCGGTGGGTCTTGCCTCCCCGTTTCACTGTCCGGGACTCGAGGCGCAGCTTCGCGGGAATCAGGACACCAGCTCCGCCGGCGGCCTCGAGGAGTTGGACGGCTCCCTGGAGCTCCGTGGCCGCATACCAGCCTTGCGTATCGAGACGCCACACGCCGAGACCGGGCAGGTCGGACACCATGAGGGAGAGGCGGGTGTGAATCTTGCACTCCCGGTCGTCAGGGTCGCAGATGCACGGCTTCTCTTCGGGGCCTTTGTCACGGTCGAGGATGGTGGCGTAGTGGCCGTCGCAACGGCGGAGACATCCGCCCGCGGACCAGAGCTCGAAGGCTTGAGAGAAGGAGAGCTCCCCGGGTGGGACGTGAACGTCGAGGACGTTGGTCTCTGTCGTGACTTGCCACTGGGGGCCGTCGGGAGCTTCCCATGGTTCGATCTTGCCGCCGTGGAGAGCGGCGACGGCTTCGATGCGTTCCTTCACGCGGGACGTGAATCGGAACGTCTCGAGCTTCCGGGGCGCCATCTTCCCGGTCGACGTTTGGGCCTGTTCGCCGATGCGGATGCGTCCGAGCTCGAGGGCTCGGCGTTGCAGGTCGAGGATTCTCATGAGGTCATCGCCTTCCATATTCCGAGGGCGATCGTGATGACCGCCGTGATGATGCCGGCCATGATGAACCGGAGGGAGATGGTCACGAGCCAACGGGCACGGTCCCTCGTAGCACATCCAACGGTCCAGGAGTACGGGGTCGGGTCTTCGGTGTCGAAGGCTACGGTCGCTCGAGTATGGAGTCTCCGGGCCCGGAAGCTGATCGCGAGCGACGTGACCAGGAGCGTCCACATGGCGCCATAGAAGAGCCAGTATGCGGCCGTCATTCGAGGCCTCCTCGTGAGGCGTTTCTCATCTTTCGATTCCTTTCGTGTTCTGCCGCAACGGTCACGACAGGGGTGGACGCATGACGTGGCGGGAGTCTTCGTCCTTCCATCGGAAGGCTTCGATCGTGTGGAGGAATGCCCGGAAGACGAAGTCGCCCCGCTCCTCCGTGCGGAGTGTGATCGGGTAGGCCTCACACGATCCGGGGGTGAGTTGGATTACGAGACCCGAGTCGACCTTCGGGACGGGTACGGACGCGGAGTCTTCCCCGGGGCCGAGGAGGTAGTAGCGGCGACGGTATCGTTCCGTCCGGCGGGGCCGCCATGTGGCAGCGAACTCGGCGCCCGCGTAGGCGGCAAGCTGGAGGCCCACCTGTTCGGGGTAGGGGGTGCGGAGCTTGCCCCTCGCGTCGTGCGTTTCGCGGGACGTCTTATAGTCCGCCATGAAGCGGACCCCGCCGATGGTCATGATGGCGTCGAGGGTGCCGGCGTACCTGTAGCGGGGTGAGTACACCGTCATCTCGGCGGCCTCATAGGAGGGTGTGAAGCGTTGGAGCCAGCCGTCGAACTGGTCGAGCATCCTCTCGAGGACGTCGGCCTCGTCGGCGATGACCGTGGTGGGGACGGCAAGGTTCTCGACCTCATTCTCGACGGCGGCCCGATCGGGACGGGACCCTTCGAGGGCGTATGTCTCGCAGAGGGCATGCGCCGCGGTGCCGAGGTCGTTTGAGGAGAGGGCAGTCTTGGGGCTTCGGAAGCGGGCGTCGCGGAGCCACTTGATGGCCTCGTCCTTGCCTTGGTCCTTGACCATGGCGGCGACGAGGTCGGGGGATTCGATGGCGGCGATGGCGGCCTGTTCGGCCGACCAGTACAGGAGGGCGTCCTTCGCGAGTGCTCCGATGATGGTGGTGACGGACCAGTACTCGATGTCGTCGGGGTTGGCTTTCGCAACTTCGAGGGGTTCCGGGTGTCGGACGGAGGCGCTCATTCGAATCGCCCCCAGGTCCCCACAGTGGGGATGGTGCGGTGGCCGACGATCCGTTGGGCCCCGCACCGACACTCTTCGACCTTCTTGAGGAGGTAGCCGGGGCCGTCCGGATTCTCGAAGCGGCGAGTTTGGGGTGGGCCGACGGGGCGGTGGCGGTGGAACAAGCGATGCAAGCGGTTCATCTCAACCCTTCCCAGTCGATGACCCTGTACCAGGGGACGGGTCTCTGCGCATTCCGGTGACGTTCATTCCCAGATAGGGCGTATTCGCCGGTCTTGATGAATGCCCCCGTCTTGGCGAGTGCCGAGACGATGGCTCCGACACGATGCGGGTCAACCTTCTCGGGCAGGTATGGCCTTACGGTTCCGGCATGGAACCGGCCACCACCATCAGAGGCCGCATGCCGGATCGCCTCAACGATGCCTTCCCGTTCCTCATCCTTGAGTGGCCCAGGTTCGTCGGCGATCAGATCCAGTCGGCTGTAGTCGTCCGGGAATAGGGTGTCTTCATCCCATGTTGGCAACTGTCGGATCGTGGTCATGCCGTATCGCCTCCGGGTGTCGCAACGTCGAGCAACGAATCGGGGAGTAGGTCACGGACCGATACATCGAGTGCGTCTGCGATCCTTCCGAGTTCTTTGACTGTGAAGTCGCCGGTCTTGAGCTTCCGTCGCAACGTGGCTTCCGGGATGGCAGCAAACTCGGCGAGGGCACGCATAGAGCGGGCTTGCGAATCGAGTTCGGCTTTGACCTTGTGTCCAGAGTGGTGTGTCATAGCCATGAACCTAGCGTCCCGTACGGTGTGCGTCAAGTGACGCGCCCAAGAATCTTGACAGACATGGCCGAAACAGCACAACGCCCCGCTACAGGCCTGAGGCCAAGGCGGGGCGTTGCGTGTGGTCGCGGCGTACCGGATTGCCCACCACACTCGGGACCCTTTGTACGGTAAGGGCCTGAATCCGAGCCGCCGTGGAAAGACGGGATGAACCCGAACGCCACGACAACATCCGGTAATCCCCTCAGGGCCACCCCTGAGCCGCCGTCCCGGAGGAAGACGGGTAGTAAGTTGTGTCAGGTTCTCCGCCGAAGCGGTGGACACAGCGCCATGCGACCCCGTGCCTGACGGTTCCACGGTAGCACCCCAACCAGACGTCAGCAACGGCTAGTCTACGGCAGTGTCCCCGTATAGCGCGCGGAGCATTCCGCGCTTCGCGGCCTCGGCAACCCGGATGCTCTGCATCGCACGGATGACCGCGTTGGCCGACGCCTCCTCAACTTGGGCGCATAATGCCTCAAGGGCCTCCTCGTTGAGGACGGGCTTGATTTCTACGTGGGCGGTTCCAATCTTCGCCATCTCAGGCTCCCTTCACAGGCCCCAAAGGGGCACAGGATATCGGCTGATCGCCAACACTCTGAGCATACACCGCACAACTAACACCGTCCGTGTTAGTTGTGTTAGGTCACGCCGTAACCCTAACGCCGGACAGGGATACGACCCCGCGACGAACCGGCCCGGATACCATCACCGTGACACCGCATCCGCGATGAGGTCGAGGTCCGAGTCCATGGCCGCGATGTAGCCCATGGTCGTTGTCAGGGATTCATGTCCCATGGCGCGTGCGATCGACGTGGGGGCGACCCCGGCTTCGGCGGCTTTGAATCCGAATCGGTGTCGGAGCTTGTGGAAGGTGGCGTCCACGCCGGCGGAACGAATCGCGGCGTTGACTTTCGTTTGCAGGTAGTTCGTGGCGTAGGGTTCGCCCCCGGTCACAACGTTTCCGCCCTTGTTCGGGAGGATCACATCGAGCAGGACGAACGGGAGGCCCACAGACCGTTCCTTGTCACCCTTGCCGCGTACGATCATGCGACGCGTGTCCTGGTCAATGTCACGCCAGTCCAGGGTTGCCGCCTCGGAGACACGCAACCCGCCATAAGCACCCAAGGCAACCGCACGCCGCAAGTCGGGCGGGAGGCCGTCAAGCAGGGTGCGCAAATCGTCGTTGCCAATGAACCGGGAGATTCGTTTCTGTTGCCGCAACAGGTCTAGGCGGATGGTGGGGTCGTCGGTTCGGTGACCAAACCTCGCAGCCCAGTGGTAGAACCCTCGGAGTGCACTGAGTTCGTTGTTGCGGGCGGAGTGGGGTCGCGGTTCCCCGTCGGCATTGTTGGCGCGTGTCCGCCACCATGCTTCGATGTCTTCCGGGGTTGCGGTTGCCGGGTTGACGGTGAGGGTGCGGAGGGTGCGGGCGTACGTGGCGATGGTGTTCGCAGCCCGGCCTCGATCGTCACGGAGCCAACGGAGCCATTCCGTCGTGAGGTCCGGGTTGCCCCCACCGCCGCCAGCGAACAGGGACACGGCGGTGGGGGTGTCACCCGGACGGGGGACAGTTGTGGGCGTCATTCCATGTCCTCGGCCATGACGGTGAACAGGGTTTCGTCGTCCACCAAATCCTCGTCCACGGCTTCCATGTTGCGGACCGCTTGCACATAGTAGGACGGCTTGAGCTCTACGCCAATGCCGAACCGGCCAAGGCGCACCGATTCGTAGACCTCGGACCCCACGCCCATGAACGGGGTAAACACCGTTTCGCCTGGCATGGTGCGGAGTTGCACGAAGCGGGCGATCACGTCGAGCTGGAGGGGGTGGACGTGCTTCTCGTCGTCCTCGTCTTTGGCGTCCCGGAAAGGGAGGACGTGACCGAGGCGAATGTCGTCCCACACGGAGGATGCGTAGCGTCGCCAAATCCAGTGGGAGTAACGGTTGCCGGTTTGCTTGCCGGTCCAGTTCTTGTATTTGAGGAGGTCGGCTGGCACGTTTTCGGATCCGGCGTAGTAGTCGAGGCCGGTGGGGTGTTCGATGGGTTCGGTTGTCTCGCCAGACTTACGGAAGATGAGGAGTTCGTCGGCGCTTGCCACACCCCCGTATGCGCCGTCCTCCACGATGGTTCGGTGGGAGAGGTTGTGCTGCATGGTGCGGTTGCGGACGGCGAGGGGTTGCTTCCAGATGACGTGCCTCCCAATCCAGTCCCACCCGTGTTCTTCGTGGAGTCGGATCACGTCGCCAGGGAAATCGGTCAGCGAATCCTTGCCGCTGTTCGACGAGGGGACGGGTGCGGCGTGAACGGCGGTTAGGCGTCCCGGTTTGGTGAGTCGGTGAAGTTCGGCTACGAACATTCCGTAGTGTTCGCGGAACTCGGCATAGGTGCGGGCGTTGGACACGTCGCGGTCGTTCGATGAGTACACGTACAGCCCCGCGAAGGGTGGTGAGTAGATGGATGCGTGGATGGATGCGTCGGGCATTTCTGCCATCACGTCCATGGAGTCGGCGTTGTAGATGGCCCAACGGTCGGTGATGTTTTGGTCTAGGACGCCAGCCATGCGGGCACCTCAATCTTCTTGTCGTAGGTTGCCCCGGTGATTCCGCGGGCATCATTCATGTGGCCCACGAGGGCGGTGAACATTGCGTCAGCTTGGGCGGCTTTGCGTTCGAGGTTGGCGAGCACGTTGCGCCCGCCTTCGGTGGCGATCACGTCCACAATGACGGGGGACTGTTGCCCGAACCGCCAGGAGCGGCGGATGGCTTGGTACCACTGTTCGTAGGAGTGGGACGGAAAGTACGTCATGCGGTGGTTATGCTGCCAATTGAGGCCCCATGCTCCGATCTTGGGCTTCGTCACGAGCACTCGGATTTCCCCATCGGAGAAGGCGTGCAGTTTCTCCTCCTTGGCGTCGGGGGAATCGGACCCGGAGACTTCGACGGCGCCGGGGATGAGTTGGGCGAGTAGTGCGGATTCGTCGTTGAGGTGGCACCAGGACACGGCGTGGTCGGCGTCCTCAATTGCGGCGGCGGCGGCTTCGCATCGTTCTACGAGGGTGCGCCGGCTTTCTTCGCGTTCCTCGCGGAGTCCGTAGGCGGGTACGTCGAACAGGGTGCCTTCGGCGGGCCGGTTGGCTTCGACCAACGTTTCACGGGTAACGAGTTCGGGGAGGTGGAATCGGGCGTCATCGAATCCCATGTCGGAGGGGCGACGCATGGCACGAGCCCAGGATGCCACCCAACGCCAGAAGGGATCTTCGGCGTGACCTTTGAGACGCCAGGCGACAGCATCGCCGCGCATGCCGCGCCCTCGTGAGGATGTGGAGTTCTGTTTGTTGGTGAAGAACCTAGTCAGCATGTCCATGTGCCCCAAGCCGCCCAACGCTTCCGAAGACGTGCCCAACTCGATCCAGTCATTCGGGGCTGCCGTCGCCGTCCCCAGTAGTCGGTACGGGATACGCCGCATGACTTCCGTGATGAGTGCGCGGGTCGAGCCGTCAAACGATTTGAGGATGCTCGACTCGTCACAGACAACACCCCCATAGTCGTTGTGATCGAACTTCGCCAACTGTTCGTAGTTCGTGATCGTGATCGGTGCCGCCACTTTCCCATTCCGTGACATGGCGGCATCGTGCCCAAACTTCTCAGCCTCATGGACGGCCTGGAACCCAACCGCCAGGGGAGTAAGCATGAGGACCGGCTTCCCCGTCTTCCGGTACACCTGATCCGCCCACGCCAACTCCATCGGAGTCTTACCCAACCCACAGTCTGCGAACAACGCCCCGCGCCCTTGCCTGACGGCCCACTCGGTGAGCGCGGCTTGGAAGTCGAACAGATGACCGGGAAGGTCTACAGGCTCGAAGCCGCCCGCGTTGGTAAGTTGAGCCTTACGGGCCAGAAACTCGGCGTAGGTCACGAGCGTAGCCATTCGTCCAGGGGTTTGACGGTCATCCCGAGAGCGTGGGCTACGTGGACTTCAAGACTTGCCCCGCGCGAACATTCCCAACCGGGGAGGACCGCCACGGCATCGACGGTGAGTAGGTCCGTGAGGTCGGCGCGTAGGTGATCCGCCCACGGCGCATCGTCGGGGAGGTCATGTTCGCGCGGGTTGACGGATTCATGGTTGTGGAGTTTGAGGGCGATAGCGGCAACCTCGAAGGAGTCGCGGTTATAGTCGGGGTAGCCGGTCATAGGTCCGGCGATGTAGATTCTCATGGGGTTACGGTATCACGGTCCTGCTGTAATGGAAGTTATAGCCGCTCGTGGCGTGGCCTTATATCTCTTAGTCCACAAGCGTGTCGGGGGGCTTGACACCTGTAGTGACGTGATGCAACAATGATATCAACGTAACATACAGACGAAGGGAATCGACATGGCACAAGTCATGGACATCGAAAACATCCACATGAACGACTCACGCCGTGCTGGTGTCACCGCGACTCTCCGGGAACACCGTGACGCGATCCTCAACGACCAGAAAACTGTCGTCTTCGATAGCGATGAGGTCACTCGTCCGGGGTTGCAGGTCCAGTGTGGACGTGTCTTCGGTACGGGTGTTGTCAGCATCGCCAGGCAGTCGGATGGTCGCCTCGCGGTGTATAAGCGGGCAGGGCACGAGAACTAGGAAAGGAGCAAGGAGATGAGACTCACGACAGAAGACGTCCGGGCTCTCCGGGCACGCCAACACGAAGACACCCTCAACGACATGGCCCACACGGTGACCCCCTTTCACTCGATCGGAAACTGCCGAACCTGTGACCAAGGGCGCCGGGACGGGGTCGGTGTCAACCCTGAACACGAGACGGCACCACGCCATGACTGATCTTGCAACTGAAGCGATGACGTTCTTCACGGCCTCGAATGGATGGCAGGTCGCTATCCACGAAAGCGACCACGGCCCCTACCTGGTGGGAGCATCCGAAGAGGGTGGCCGAGCACGAACCCCTTACGTCAACTTGGTCAACTGGCAGGTCGAAGTGATCGCGGCAGGGATCCCGAAAGTCAAGGATCTCCTGGCTCGTGGCTGGCTTACTGCGATGTGCGAGTTCTATCGGCAGGTGCTTTCCGAGGACGGTGGTGAGTGGTGAACGTTGACCGGTATCTTGAGGTCCGCCAGAATCCTGCCTTCTGGGGTTGGGATCACGTGTCGACCCTGCTCTATGCCTACGCCAGGTGGATCGACCATTCAGGCCGCATCAACCACGACCAGATGAGGAAGACATCAAGCGACTGCCCGACACGCCTCGCCGGTGACGAACTGCTTGAGGGTCACGACGACTACGACTGCCTCCTCGACCTCCAAGCCTAGGGACTCATCAGGGCCTACGTCGGGTCGGTGAGTCGACGTCTCGTCTTCACTCCCCGCGGTCAGCTCGTCGTCGCCGTCATCCACCAGGCACGAGCCGACTGTGAACGCATGAAAGACGCACAGATCGACGCCCTCCATGAAGCGATGGCCGTGGTGACGGAACAACTCGTCGGACTACTCGAGACCCGTCGATACCTCCAGTAGAGCCCAGCCGGGCATACGAAAAGACCGCCCCCTCTCAACCCGACTAGGACGGGGAGAGGGGGCGGTTGTTTGTATCGGAAGCGAGTCTACTCGGGGGGATCGTTCGTCGTATAGAGGAGGACGACCCGCCACCAGAGGGCGACACCGATGAGGGCGACGATTCCGAACCATATGCGTTCCGAAATGATCCCGTCGATGGACTGCCACAAGTGAGATCCGAGAGCTGCCGTGATCGAGACTGTCATCACCATCAGATGCCAACCAATCTGATACCGATACCATCGTCCGCGAGCCTTCCGCGCATACCCGATGATGAACGTGAGGCCACCTAGGGCCCCGAATCCGAACACGATCTGCCAGGCTAGTGACATGGTGTGGCTCCCCTCAGCTGGTGGGCTACAGCGGCGGCTAGGTGGTTCATTTCACGGATCTCTCGCAACTCGTCGCCAACTTGTTTCGCTTCGATGCGGCGTTGCTCAGATTCGGCTAGATGTTGACGTGACCGTTCGACCGCGGCCTTCGCTTCCCTACGTATCTGTCGGAACATCACCGCGCCTCCTGTTCTGTGTCCTTGATGGACCGTAGCAGGCTGACGGTCGTGTGGCCGATCTCAAGCAACGCGTCGAACGCTTCCTTGTTTTCTTGCCGTTCGACTTCATGGTTGGCTTCCCTTTCCTTGTAGTCATCGACGACTGACCTTGGGACGATCCATCCGCGGAGGAAGGCGAAGATGACGGCAATCCCGGTAGCACCAGCGAACGTCCAGCCAGTCCATTCAGCGATTTGGGCCGGGAGTACATCCATCGGGAGGCTCCTTAGAATGTCAGGTAGATGGGGTTCCCATACGAGGGTCGGATCTGTACGGTGGAGCCTGGCCGGTTGGCATCGAGTCGCCATCCTGGGGCGACATAGAGGGCGACATGTCCGGCGGACCAATACATGATGTCGCCGGGTTTCGGGGTGGTGGTGACGGTTCCGGCGTTCCTGATGCCGCTTGTGGTGCGGGGGATTGTGATCCCGTTTTCAGCGTAGACCTTCTGGACGAACCCGGAACAGTCGAACCCGGATGAGGTTGTGCCACCATGGACGTAGGGGACACCAATGTACTTCCCGCCCGTCAACAGGATCGCCCCCGTCAACGCCGGAACAGGACCGTAACTCCGAACCTGCTTCCGTTGAGGTGGCGTGACGTGCAGAGGCTCCA